CAGGACAAATTGGCTACGGAGCTACAGAAGGGCTAGGACGTTCTGGGTGGTCCTGAGCTGAGGTACCAGGACGGCCTCTAGGGCTCTCCAGATCGATCCTGGGGCCAGTCAGGCAGGGTCCAGGGCCTCCATAGAGACCAGGAGTGCAGCCCTGGTTGGCAGTGATAACTACAGGCGAGTAAAGGAAAAGGATAATGGCTAAAGAGAGTGGCCTTGGCTGGACTACGTTGAGTGTTGATGACTCAGCCGGTGCCGTAAAGGCAATCAAAAACGATGTAACAAACTTTGAGTTCGCTACGCCGCGTGGAGTGCAGGATGTTACCGGCGTGGATAAGAGTGCGATCGAAAGGATTCTGCTGCTGGCAGACTTCTCGATTGACCTCAATGGTGTCTATAACGATGCGGCAGACTTCTCGCACGCTGTATTCAAGACAGTTCCGTCTACTTCTGTTGCCCGCACTGTCACTCTGACAGTTTCTGGCCAGACGCTTGCCAACGAGTGCATCTTCACTGATTACGCACTTAGCAGAAATACCGATGGTGCTCTGACTTGGAAGGCACCGGGAGTCCTTTCTGATGGCGCTGTGCCCACCTGGTCTTAAAGGAGAACTGAGATGGGATATCGCAGGCAGACAAAGACGTATAAATTGGTCTTTCGAGATGAGGAATTTGATGGTCTAGAAGTTCGGGCCAAGTCGATGCCCCTTGGTGTGTTCCTCGATATGGAAGCTGCCGCATTTGAGGCAGACCGAGGCAGCAAAGAGAAGGGGCTGGAAATGATGCAGTACTTCTCCGATGTTCTGACCTCTTGGAATGTAGAAGACGAGAAGGGGAATCCTGTTCCTACGACAGTCGAGGGTCTGCTTACGCAGGACTTTGACTTTGTTCAGGAAATTATCGCTACTTGGAAGTTGGCGATGATTGGGGTGGATGCCCCTTTGCGGCAGAACTCGCCCGGTGGAGAGCAGTTCCAGGAGGGATTGATTCCGATGGAAACGTGGTCGGAAGGCCAGGCGAGTTAATCGAAGCAGAAACAATCCTTGGTTTGTGTGATCGGTTCCACAAATTGCCGAGTGAAATCTACGCCGAGGATGCGTATTTGTTGAGGCTTATCAAGATTGAGTCGATGGGTGGAAGGGAGGAGAGTTCCAGTGGCGAACGAAGTTGAGATTGTTGTAACTAGTAAAGACCAAACAAACATTGATGGAATCGGGCGCAACGTTACCCGAAAGTGGGGCAAGGTTGGAGAAGACTCGGGCCGAAGTTTTTCCAGGGGTCTGAGTGGTTCTTTCACTCGCACCGCAACTACTGTGTTCGGGCACATTGCGGAAAATGCCACTGGAATCTTCTCGCGCGCATTTGGTACTGCAACGAGTACCAATCCCATTATTGGTGGGGCAATCACTGCTGCTGTTATGGCAGGCGTGGCTGTAGGTATGCCATTGGTTGGTGCGGCAGCTGCTGGTCTATTTGTCCTCGCATTTGGTGGAGGTCTGGCCGGTATTGGTCTGGCCTTTGCACTTCAGAACGAGAATGTCAAGAAACAGTTCTCCGAGTTGGGTAGTTATTTCAAGGCTCGAATGTCAGTCATCTCAGCACCATTCGAAGATGCCTGGCGAACTATTGCCGGCAAGGCACGACTCACATTTGAGGGATTCACTCCTGCTCTGGAATTAGCATTCGTCAGTTTGTCCGGCACTATTAGTACATTTTCGGGCAGGGTGAGCGATGCACTGCTGAAACTTGAACCGACGATCGGACCAATCACTGGTGCGTTCAATACTATTCTGACGAAGATTGGTGATCGTCTCCCTGGTTGGTTCGAGAAAGTTGCTGGTAGCATCACTAAGGTTGCCAATTCGGTCAACGAGAATCCAGACGTTTTCGTTGGTTTGATTGGTGCTGCCTTTTCTCTGACTGTGAACCTTCTTGACCTCGTTGCGGCAATGAACGATCTTGCTGGAGAACTGAGGCCGCTTGCCCCATTGCTCAAGGCAAGCACAGGTGGGATGGTGCTTTTCGCTCTTGCGATCCAGGGCGTCACTGGACAACTGAAAATGGTTAAGTCTGTGTGGGGAGGGATCAAGGGTCTCTTCACTGGTAAGCATGTTGCGCAGATTGTTGCAAACATCAGCGGGTTTACTCGACCTCTGCAATCCGCGTACGCATCAGCGAGAGGTTGGGCGCGCACTAAATGGACTGCTGCGCTTAATGGTGAGTATGGCGGAGTGATTCGGGCAATTGCGCAATCGATCGCTCGTGGTGCTGCTTGGGCAAAGCGGAAATTTACTGCTGGGCTGAGTGCGAGTCTTACTGATGTCTACCAAGCGCTAAGTGATGCGGCAGCTGCTGGCAGAAGTTGGGCCAACAGAGTCTTTACAGCAACTTTCAACGTCAGAAATGTCATAAGTACTGTTAGCCCTCTCGGCGCGATTCTTGGTGGTAAGGCTGCTGGTGGCATAACACACGGAGCAGAGGGCGGACCACGTAGCAACCTGACGTTAGTAGGTGAGAACGGCCCAGAGTTGGCACAACTCCCAACTGGAACTCGGATTAATCCTGCCAGCAATACTCAGCAAATGCTGTCGGGTCGAGGAAACCAACCAGTCGTTATCAACTTTGGCAGTCTTAGTGCAGATCCCATCGGTCGAGCAATCATGGAATGGCTGCGTAAGCAAATCAAGATTGAGGGCGGCAACGTTCAGATTGTGATGGGGCCATGATTCTCAGGTTTCTGGATATTCTCTCTGTAGTCGTCTTGCTTGTGCTGGTGGCTGTCATCTACTTCTGTGTTGAGGATCGGTTATGACTTTTCCTACTACTCCACTCGACATCAGGAACGAGTTATTCATTGACGGTCGCTGGCAAAACATAACCTCAGATGTTCAGCAGCGGAGTGATATCGACATTGTGTGGGGTAAGAGTGGTGAGTCTTCACAGACCGCACCAACACAGATGACACTCACTCTGAACAACCGGAATGGAAAGTACAGCCCTAAGAATCCAAATGGAGCGTTGTACGGGAAGATTGGGCGTAACACTCCGATCCGTACTAGGATCAAATATTCTGATGCTGTAGGAAACTTCGTCACCAACTCGACCTTTGAAACCAACGTATCCGGTTGGCAAGCATATGCATTCGGCTACGGCGGAGGTTCTGTTGCTCAGTCTGCGGTTCAGGCATGGCAGGGGACTAAATCTGCGCTGGTTACTTGGCCCACCTTTTCCGGTACATCCTTCATCGGAACTGTTCCTGTAGACCTGGTGGATGGTCGTACTTATACTCTCTCTTTCTATGCCTATGTTCCTGCTGGAAATCCGGATGTCAGGGCTACTTTAGGATTCCTGACATCAAGTAGTTACATGACCACCAAGGATGCTTGGACTCGGATTACCCACACCTTTGTTGCCGGTGGACTGGCATTTGGTGTTGAACACACTGTTGGTGTGGAATCTGCATCCGGAACTACAGCAGGCCAGATTTGCTACATAGATGGTGTGATGGTCGAGGAAGGTTCTAGTGCTTCTGCTTTCACAACGAGCTCTCCACTAATCAGCACTCGTGCCACTTTGGAAGTTTCCGCCTGGCCTCCGAAGTGGGATACCTCGGGCAACGATGCTTATGTGACATTAGAGGCAGCAGGAAGATTAGCTAGAGACAGCCAGTCTGATCAGCCTGTCTTTAGCGGGCTGAAAGATTACTATCTTTCGACCACTCCAATTATTTACTGGCCACTGTCGGATGGTTCTGCGTCAGTGAAGGGACGACCCGCAAAGGGAACCTGGCCGTATTCCAGTTTCTACGAAATCTACACCAACAGGGTGGTTTCTTCGTTCGGAAATGGAATTCTTGCTGACTACCTGCCAAATACATTGAGGATCAACGACACCAACACAACTGCTGGCATCGGATATATGCAGGGTTACTGCAAGGGTTCCGACAGTTTGCCTGATTCTCTCGCATTGGAATTCGTGTACCGCACAGATACCGAAATTGCTAGCGGAACAAATATGAGTTTGTGGAACCTTGATTTCGGTGTGCTGGGTACTACAGCAGGAACCTTCGACCAATGGAAGTTGGAGTTTCGGCCGGATGGAGTCAATGACGATATTAGCCTTGTTTTGACACTCGACACTCTTGGCGAAAGTCCGACTGTCGTGAATCTTGCAAACTCTGCTGCACTGTCTGCGATCACTGATGGGTTAATGCATCACGTACGGCTACAACTAACCGTTAATGGTGCGGATGTTAATTACACAGTTTATGTCGATGGAACTTCGGTAATCTCCGGAACTCGCAGCACCTACACACTTCGTGATGCTTTAAACATCACTGTTTACTACGACCGACTGACTGGCGAAGACATGCTGGCACTCGGGCATTTGATCGTCTGGGAAAATCTCGCAAACATTCCGGCTATTGCTGATTCCTCCACGGCTGCTGCTGGTTATGCAGGAGAGGCAGCAGGACGCAGGTTCGAAAGATTAGCCGATGTTGCAGGCATTCCATTTGAAAGCATTGGTAACCTGGACGACACCATGACGATGGGATTGCAGTACGAAGATTATTACCAAAATCAGATCCTTGAGATTGAGGCCACAGATGGTGGAATGATTTTTGATCCTCCTGGCTCACTGTCCAATGGTTATCGCACCAGGACATCTCTATACGCTCAGACGCCAGCCTTCACTGTTGACTATTCAGCCCATGAACTCACCCAACCGTTTGAGCCAGTCAGTGATAGCAGCACAATTTATAATGACGTTTTTGCTCAGCGCAGAGAAGGTGGATCAGAGCGGGCTACAGAGGAAGAAGGACCACTTTCGATTCAGGAACCTCCCTTTAATGTTACGACTGGTGAGGGTGGCGTCGGTAGGCGCAAGAGGGAATTTCCGGTCAACACAAAACGAGATGAGCAACTTGTAGGAGTATCAAATTGGTTGCTGTCTATCGGAACTGTTGATGAGGACCGTTATCCTAAACTCGTTATCGATCGTGCGAATCCTGCTGTAGTTGCAAACCCCACATTGAGTACAGCCATTCTCGATGCAGGTATGGGTGATCTAATTTCGGTTGTCAATGCTGATGCTGCCTTTATTTATGATGATCCTCAGTTGTTGGCGATCGGATGTCGAGAGAGCCTGAACTGGAAGAAGCACACTTTCGAGTTTGTTTGTATCCCTGCATCTCCTTATGCGGTTGCAAAGTATGGATCAGGTGTTGCAACTGGACCAGACCGATACGACACAGCCGGAAGTGAACTGACGGTTGCTGTAAATAACAATGACACTTCTTTCTCTGTTCGTAGTATTGACACACAGTGGACTACAGCGGCATCAGAAGAATTTGATGTCTTCGTTGGTGGAGAAAGGGTTACCGTTACTGCGGTGACTGGTGGAGAGCCAACCTTTGTTGGTGTAGGAACAAGTGCTACAGACGCCAACGCAATTCCATCCAACTCTCTCAGTGGAATTGGTTTGCCGGCTGGTACTGCATCGGGTGATTTGGTTCTCATTTTTGCGAGCATCAGAAACTCTGGTACAGGAACGGTGAATTTGCCTACCAACTGGACTGAGTTAGCTGGTACGGGAACCAATGCCAGAATCTTTGGTCGTGTTTACGATGGTGTTTGGTCCATGCCCACTGTGACTTTTACAGGCGGTGTAGCCAACGCGACACTGATTGGTCAGTCTGCTGCATTTAGGAACGTCACAATGACTGATGCAGCGTCCGCATCATTGCTGAACGCTAGTGCACAGAACATCGATATCCCCACCACGGTAGTTAATACAGATGAAAATTGGGGAGTCATGATTGCTGCTGGTTGGAAGCAAGATGATTACACATCGGTTGCGGCACTCACTGCCTTTACTGAGCTAGATGAGGAATCAACCACTCTTGGTGATGATGCATCTCAGATTTGGGATTACAACATTACTCGGATGAGTGCGATGACCACAGCGGATTTTGTGGTCACTGGTGGTGCAGCAGCGATTAGTAGATCTCATGCTTTGTTCCTGCCACGCAAACCACAAACCTTTACTGTTACAAGAAGTGTTAATGGAGTGGTTAAGTCTCATGCTGTAGGAACCGCACTCAGATTATGGAAGACACCAAAGTACGCATTGGGGTAGAGGAGATAACAAATGGTTCAGCAAGCAGGAGACACAATCATTGCTCCTGGAATCCCTAATATTCAGGTTTTCACAACGGATGATGTCTGGGACAGACCTGATGGACTGCGTGCCGTATTGATCGAGTTAGTGGGTTCAGGGGCTGGTGGAGGGGGAGCAGCAACTTCTGCCGCAGGACAAGCATCTATTGGTGCTGGTGGTGGTGCTGGTGGTTATTCCCGCAAACTCATTCAAGCAGCCAGTTTAGGAGCAACAGAAACAGTTACCGTTGGTGCTGGAGGCGCTGGCGGAGTTGCTGGTGATAATGCGGGTAGTAATGGCGCAACTTCTAGTTTTGGTTCGCATTGTTCTGCCTCCGGAGGCACA